AGGCTTGACTTTTCAAGTCTTTTTTGTTATTATATACTAAAGGAGAAATAAATGACTAACATATTTAATAAAGTAAGCACAGCTAAAGAACTTAAAGAATCAGAAGACTTTTCAGGCGGTTTGCTTTGGAATGTACAAGATATTTTGCCTAAAGGTTCACTTGGTCTTATAACAGGTAGCGAGAAGAGCATGAAGTCCTCACTAGCTCAAGACTTAGCGCAGGCAATGGCACTAGGAGAGCCGTTCGCTGGCAGAGAAACAACTAAAACTAACGTGTTATTTATTCAGAACGAGAATAGCAGACTGACAGAGCATCAACGCTTGACAGGATCAAAACGTGATAGTCCTGATAACTTATATTTCTTACATGGTGGAGCTTTCAAACTTGATACATGGAAATATGACAGCCAAGGAAAAAAGCACAATGTAGGGCTTAGAGAGTTATATAATTTCATACTAGAAAAAGACATTGGGCTTGTTATCTTAGACCCTCTTAAAGACTTGTTAGAAGATAATGAGATAATCAATGCAAACCAACCAATGGCAGAAGTCCTAAGAGGAATCACTAGCCTTAGAAATACTTTAGATATGAAGCACGACAAGTATGTGACATTTATGATTGTGGCACATGCTAGAAAACAAGCTGGCGAACAGTCTTTAACAGAACGTGATTTTCGTATCATTCCAAGCCATATATTAGGAGCTACAACTATTCCTGCATGGTACGAGATAGCTTTTACTATGTCGCCAAAGATTAATAGCAAAACTAAAAATGGTTATTCTGTTATGAAAGTATTTGCTCGAAACTTTGCTTTCAACAATGAAATTCTTTGGGGATATGTTGGTTCAGCTTTTACATCAATCGAACAAGATAAAAAAGAACCTGATAGTGAACTAGTGGAAGAAGTCAAAAGGGAAACTCCATTAGAAACGACGAAAGAATCGGCACAGGCTTTCTTAGACTTAGCTAAAGAGCAAGGAAAAGTGACAGAAAATGAGTGATAAAAAATACGTTATTTATTACCATGAAAAAGTAAATGAATACTTCTATGACTATTATTCAAGGTTTAACATGAATGAACAATATTCAAAACCTGTTTTATATAGTGATGACTTCGAATTAATAGAGAGAGCAAAAAATGAACTCAATGAACAACTACAAGAACAAAGCTATTAATTTACACGCTGAAGTGTATGGCTGGCTATATCGTGCATTAGATGAAATGGTAAAAGCAGAATGGCACAATGATGAACTTTTTAAAGTATGGCTTGGTCGTGCTGAATTTCTAGTCAGACAGTCAAAAAAATTGCATACAGCTTGTGAAAATGATTATTCTAAGCGTGCATTGATTAAAGCATTACAATTAAAAGTAGAAATAAATGAAAAAATATCATCTAATGCTTTACAATAGTAAATAATTTTGATATAATAGTATATATAGAAATAAAGGAGAACTAATGATAACATCTTTTGAATCACTAGCTGAAAGGCGATTAATTACTCTCAATTATCATAAAAAAGATAGTCAGCAGTATATCAATAGCTTAAATTACTTTGAATATGCTCGAATATACTTCGAGAAAAATGGCTTTCCAGAAGATAACAGACGAGTTTATCAAAGTGGCAAGCGAAAAGGTAAAAAGGTTGGCTGGTCTGATAAAGAGGAAAAACAGCAGAAAGACGATATTAGAAAGTTCATTTATGAAAAGCAACTACAAAAGTTTAAAAGCAGAAGAAAAAGCTAGTAAACATTATGCCAGAGGCGTCAGAAAGCTGTCTAAAGAGCTCAAAGAGATGAACGAAACAAAGTATAGGGTTGGTCCTAACGAGTGCCTATATGGCTTGATAAGCGAATTATGGAGCTATTGGGGTAAAGGTTATATCCTGCCTATGCTTAAGTATAATATTGAAATTACAAGACAAGGCGATGTATTTATTGTAGAAAGAGGAGAAAATGGAAACAATTAACATTAAGTTTGATAAAAAACAGCTAGAAGATATAGTAAAAAAAGTTACTGAAAATATCATGAAAGAAACGAAACCTAATTTTTATGAGCTTTCAGATACACGGCGTGAAGAAAAAAAGGAAAAACGGATAGTAATGTATTTAGAAGCTAGAGTATCTAGCTATTCTAGTGAAGATACAAAATTATATTTTGGTAATTCTTTCAATACCTTGTCAAAAGGATGTGCTACTGACTTTGATTTGAGGTTTACATTTGACCGTAAAAAAGTAGAAGAACTTAAAAGTCAAGGCTGGAAAGAAGAGGTCATCGAATGAGCGTATTTGAAGCACTAAGTGTTATCAATGTAAATGACAAGAAAAGTAAAAAGAACAATCTCGATTATCTTAGTTGGGCATTTGCATGGTCTGAGGTAAAAAAAGTATATCCTGAAGCCAATAGTAAAGTTTATGAAAATGAGCAAGGGTTAAATTATCACACAGACGGTAGGACAGCTTGGGTTAAGGTTGGTATGACTATCGAGGGCTTAGAGCATATTGAATACTTGCCTGTTATGAACCATCGTAACCAATCTATCCCAGTTGAAAAACTGACTTCTATGGACGTAAATAAAGCCATTCAGCGCGGACTAGTTAAGGCAATCGCTCGTCATGGTTTAGGGTTATACATCTATGCAAATGAAGATTTGCCCGACTTGACAGAAGAGCAGAAAGAACTTGAAGCAGAAAAGCAACGACTTAGAGAGATCCAGCCACTTATAAAACGAGCTGAACAGCTAGGATATCAAAATATTGACAGCTTGAAAAATAAGACTAAAAAAGAAATTACCGACATCATGACGATTTGGTTAGCACAGCAAGAAGCAGAAAAAGGAAAATAAAAAATGGCAATCATTACAGTAACAGCACAAGTAAACGAAAAAAACACACGAACAGTAAGCACAGCAAAAGGCGATAAGAAAATTATTTCAGTTCCATTGTTTGAAAAAGAAAAAGGTTCTAACGTAAAAGTTGCGTACGGTTCGGCTTTCTTGCCTGACTTCATTCAATTAGGGGACACCGTAACGGTCAGCGGTCGTGTACAAGCTAAAGAGTCTGGCGAATACGTAAACTATAACTTTGTTTTCCCTACGGTTGAAAAAGTATTTATCTCTAATGATAATAGCAGTCAATCACAAGCTAAGCAAGACTTATTTGGAAAATCTGAACCGATTGAAGTTGATGAATCAGAACTTCCTTTCTAGAAAGTTGGTTACATGTACACATCAGAGGAAAAAGAGCAAATTATCGACATCGTGGATAAGATGAGCTTACTAAGACAAGACTTTGACGGAGCTTTCACTTGGATCAAGGAAAACGTATCAATGCCATTTGACTTTGACGAAGAACAGAAATTCATATCAGACTTGAAGCAGTTAGTTAAAATTAACGCTTTGAAGTTTGGTAAAATATATGAAGGAGTATTAAATTGACAACACTACGAGAATTACACAAAAAACTTAAAATTAAACAAACGCTTGACAACTACGTACGAAACACAAATAAGAAATACAAGTATAACTTTGTTCCTGATGAAATTCTTGGCGAGGGAATGGCTAAACTGATTGAGCTTAACACTCAAGGTAAACTTGGACGACATGCACAGCAAATTGCTTATATCAATCATAACTTGAGCTTACAGCGACAAAAGGAACAACTGGAACAAGCTAACGAACGACTTGCTAAACGTGCTGAGAAAGCCCAAAAATTGCTTGACACGGAACTTCTGAAAGATAGCTACATCGAAACGCTTGAAATGTTTAGTAAATTCAATTCAGCAAAATATAATATGTGGGACGAACCAGAAACTCCAACTAAAGTGATTGAGTTCATGGAAAAAAACGGAGTTAAGCAAGGGAAATGGCTACGTCCTGAAGGAGTCGACGCTTGGTTCAAAGAACGAATCATCTGGTTCAAAAATAAATTGAAAGAAAAATAATATCATATAAGACTTTAGGCTTTACAGCTTAGAGTTTTTTTGTTATAATTACTTTAACGAATGAAAGAGGTAAAAACAATGGAACTAATTGAATGCCAAACCTGCGGGGCTTCAAGTTTCACTAATGGTAAATGTGATTATTGTAGAAACCAGTATGAAACGGAAACTATTTTTGAGGAGCAAAAAGAACAAGAAACAACTTATACGGAACTTAGGTTCCAAGATACGCCAGCAGGTAAAACACTATTAAAAATTATGATTTATACTTTAGTTTCTATCATTTGGTTTGCTGTAACTGTATTTATTCCACCATTATTTATAATAACAATTATTTTATTAGTGGTTTATAGTGCTTATTGCTTGATAATTAAAAAGAAATAGCTTATAATAGTATATAATTAAACTAGAAAGGAAGCAAATAATGAGTAAATACTTTAATGACAAAAGATATTGCCATTGCTTCGATGTACCAACGAGTGACGGTTTAGGGGTTTGCAAAGATTGTAGGGGGTATACAAACATCTGTTATAGTTGCGTTCGCTGTTTGCACTGCTGGTTTACATCGCAGATTGAACTGTTTACTGAATATGATGAACCTAAGTTGCTAGAACTTATAGAAAACTGGAATAAATTTTACCAAATTAGAAAGACAAAGAACAGTTAATGTTTGACAAAGTAAAAGTAATTTGATAGAATAGAGTTATAAATAGAGGAGGACAAAATGAAAGATACAGTAAAAACTTTAATGATAGCTGCATGTGTCGGATTGACACTTATCGCTATCACTTGGATAGGTATAATCGCAACGTTGCTTATTACATGGATTGGAGGAATTATCTAATGAACTTAAAAGAAAATCGGCACTATGCCAACGAATACGGTGTGGAACTTAACGAATACTTGAAACATAATTTTAACTACGAAGAGCTTGCAGGTTGGTATACAATGCAGGTATTGAAGTATCTAGTAAGAGCTGGCAAGAAAGAGGGTGAAAGCTACGATAAGGACCACAATAAGGCTTTAGACTATGCCAAAGAACTTGCTAACTTAAGTAACGAGAATGAGCTTACAGAGTACACTACTGACGATATTATGGGCTTTATACAAGAACTAGCTGATGATTTTGAACGCTGGGAAGGAATAAAATAATTAAAAATACTTTATTTTTGACAAATATAAAGTAATTTGATATCATAGTTTTATAGAAAAGGAGGTTAAATAACGGAAATGCAAAAAGCTATAAAGGTAGTAGCTTATAACCCTACGACGGAAGAAGAACTACATTTTAATTGTAAGGCTAAATGTGCTAAGTATTTCGGACTTAAAGCTAATACAGTCATCAGGTGGCTTGATAATGGTAGACCTGTAATTGAACTGCTGATAGACCTAGATAGAAACCAAGTGGAAATTGAAAAACAAAGTAAACTAAATGGCTTTGAATTATTTACGATAAATGAATGGAGTGTTTTTGATAATTAATTACGAAGACATGAAAATAGAAAGTTTTGGTGAAAAAACAAATGAAATTATTTAACAGAAAACCTAAGGACAAAATTAAAGTAGCAACAGCTTTTACATTAAAAGGATTAACAAAACAAGTAATTCAATTAGAACAAAAAGGGTTTATTAAACAAGGAGAAATCCAAAGCGTTATGTTTGACGGAACGAATATGGGTTTCCAGCAAGCAATGATCAAGAAAGCTAGTGAATAATATGTGTAAAAAACGCAAATACACAAAAATGGGCGCTTTATATTCAATAGTAAACGCCCAGCATAACAAAAAGAAAGCTGATAAGATACCAGTTAGAGCTTATTACTGTAAGTGGTGCAATTTATATCACTTATCAAGTCAGCAAAGACTAAATATAAAGACAGGAGTAATTGGATAATGAAAGATGAATTCACATACTACACAGTATCTTGGATATTGGAAAAAGAAATTAAATCACGTAAGTTTTATAATAAAAAAGAGGCTTTAAAATGGAATGAATTGCTTCCAGAAGAACAAAGACAAGAAGTTAAAAAGCATACAGAAATAATTGAGGTTATAGCATAATGACAAACGAAGAATTATATGAAAGAATCACTAACGTACTAAAAGAGCAAGGTATCGGAATGAATCAACTTGAGTCAAAAATTAAAGATGAGACAGGTACACGGCCTAACATAAAAATAACTAAATCACGCTTGAGTTTACCGCATACCGTAGCGTTCTCTTATCTTACTATGTTTTTCAATGATGATGAAATGCACGAGCTTACACTAAAAAAAATTGATAGCGTAGGAGATAACGGAGAAGCGTTTGACTTACTAGATGAGATATTGGCTAGTTTAAAGCCAAGTAAAGAATATCTATATAAGCAACGTTTGAAGCGCAAAATGCAAAGGGAGGCAATGAGATGATATTACGCGAATACACAAGTCAGATTAATAATTCAAAATATCCACGATCAACAGCTAGAAAAATTGCTAATGACTTGAACAAGAATGACCCTTTAAATAATTATCTAGTGAGCCTTGAGTTAGGTTCTAAACGGTATATTATTGAAAAATTTGAAATTAGAGGAATTAATAGATGAAGAGATTTTACGTAGAAGAAGATAACAATGGCAAAGAAATCAAGCGAAAACTTACAACTTTTGCTAATGATGACTTAACACAGCTTTCAGATTATGAGCTAGAAACATTATATTATGAGTCATCGGCTCAATTTTTAGCTAAAGCAATGCACTTTATGAAGATTGAGAACGAACTATTTTCAAGAAAGAATGTAATTGTAAGTGATGAAATTCTAATAAATGCTGGCAATAACATTATTGAAGCTATTGGGCAGGTAAGCAATTGAAGCATAGAAAAGAGTATGGCATGAAAAAAGAAGAAACACAAGGCGCACAATGGTTTATATTAAAATTAATTGGTAATCACTTAGAACAAATAGCTGTGCATGAATTAAAAAATTCGGTAGACTTATTGAACTATTACAAGTCATGGAACAAAGAGCTAGAAGAACTATATAAAAAGAATAGTTTTTACATTAAAAATGGCGAATATGATAAAGTTGAAATTCCAGAACGAAAAGAACCGCCAAAATTTTAAGGAGAGTAATTATCTTTATTTTAACAGATGACACAACTAGAAGTATAGCGTTGATTCAATTCGCTCATAAAAGGGCGGATAAGGGCTTTAATGATATTGTGGCACAATTATATGAACAAGAGTTTAAAACGCAAGAGAAAGCAAAATATGAGCATATAAGGCAAGCTAAGGAGAAAGCACTTGAAGAACAACGAATTGAAGCTGACAGAATCGAAAGAGAACAACTTGAAGCTGAAAGGGAGCAAGAAGCTAGTTTAGAAGTTGTGCCAAATACAGCAACTAATGGCAACGTTGGAACGGATTGGTCTAGCGTAAGTCCTGAAATAGCAGCGAATTATATGTCAAGTAAGACAGGAGTAACTGCTAGTAAATGGCTTGATGTTATTTACAAGGAATCGAGCGGAAATCCTTATGTTGAAAATGAACTATCATGCTGGGGTTACCTTCAAATCATGCAAAGTGTACATGGTCAAGTATCGCAATTAAGCCCTCAAGAATATCTAGACAAAGCTGTAAGCATATACCAAGGTTCAGGGGGTACAGCCTGGGCGACATGGCAAAATAAATGAATAATAAGAGAGGGAATAAATGAAATATAAAGAAATATAAAAACAGCTATAAAGCTGTCTTTTTTTATATTATTTTTTTAGCAATGATTGGTTTATCGATTCCATTAGCTTGCATGAAACGGATATAAATAGGCGAACCTTTCCAATCGAAGTTTTTAAGGTCTTTTTTATTTGTATGGAGCCATTTCAACTTTAATGTTATTAGCTTGTAAAAAGCGCACGTGCCAAGGCGCGGCCTCACTCCAAACATAATGTTTAAGGTCTTTGCCTGTTGTTTCTTTATAAATTTGTTTAACGATATTCAATTGGTCGCCATTAGTTAAACCAATTACTTTTGTTCCGTTGAAGTAGTATACTCCGCCAGCAGGTTTTCCATCTTTTGCATTAACTTGATATGTAAATTTCATTAATTCGTCGTCCTCTAAATCTGTATTATTTGTTGTGTTGTTGTTTACTGTTACGCTAGTTTGTCCTGTAAGGCGTTTATTTAGTTCTGCGATAAAGTATGAGCGACAGCTTTCTACCGTGCCACCATGTGCCTCTACGGAACGTCTAGGGCATGAAGTAGATGATAACTCCTGATGTAGTTTCACAGTATCATGATTAGGAGTTAGTCCCCATTGTTTCATGTACTTAGCAACGTCATCTAGTACCGCTTGCTCATTTCTCAAGAACTGGGTTAAATCGCCCTCTGATTGGCATACTTCCCAACTTGCGTAATTTGCATTACCGTATGAGTTAGCACAATGCCATGCCATATTACTAAAGTCAGAAGCCTGTAATCGTCCGTCCGAAGCGATATAAACATGAGCAAAGCCATTTTCAGGGTTATGAGTAGGTAGCCAGTTATTATAGAAACCAGTATTAGCACCGTTTGAACCAGCGTCATTGTGAATTACAACCCCAGTAGGATTATGCCCACGTACACCAGCATTAGTTATATTCATTCTTTTTTATCCTCCGTTTGTTCTTCTTCCGCTTCAGGAACACTTACACCATTCTTTTTCATAAGTTTAACCAAACCGTCAAACATAGGGCTAATTTTTGCGATTAAGTAAATAAATTGTCCCACGAAGTACAACAAGCCTACGTTAATCACTGTTTTAGCGATATCAGAAGTTGAGGGTGTTTGTGTAAAGTAAAAGACTGCATATAAAATCCATAGCGCGAAAATAACAGTCAAATCAATCACAAGTCTACGTTTGAGAGGTGGGTTCATCGCTTCTCTATCTTTGACCCACGTAGCGAATAAAATCGCCAAAATCAAGATAGTTATTAAAATCATTCTAGTTACCATTTTGTTTTGCTTTCTATTTTGTTATTTGATGAAATACATGGCAGTACCACGAATAGAACCGTTAGCTTTATTCTCGCCCCACCACCTAAATGTACCGTCAGGTTCTAAGTCAATATGGAAAGATTTTTCCGTGTTAGCAAAGTGTCCAACTAATTCTTTTGTTTCGTTTGGAATAACTTGTGCTGGTGCTTTTCTTGCAAAGACTGTCCCAGAATTAACGTTTGTCAATCTTCCTAGCCACCTAATGGATACTATTTCGCCTTTTTTTTGCCATTTAAAAGTGATTCCATTACCTATATCAAGTGACCCAGACGTTGTTGGAAAACTGTTTATGACGACTTTGTCTAAATATGTTACATTATCAGGTGCTTTGGCACTAATGACACCTAGTCCGTCAGTTGTTCTGATATCAATCAAAACCTTTAGGACACCTGAATTATTATTCAAGTCTACTTTATTGCTGTTGTCTATGGTTTCAGCTGATAAACTTACAGGGTTCGCAGTTTGCGTTAAGTCAATATTTGCATGAATATAATTAACAGAATCGCCCCTTAAAGCTACCGTTTCGTTTAATAGTTCAAAATATCGACCACCTGCAATAATTGAAGTGTTAGTATATTGTACGTTGAGGGCTGTATTTGACGGACTTTCCCAGTCTTTGCGCCTAATTGTTCCATAGTCCATTCCAGTCAACATCATGTATAGCTTTCCGTCATTGTTTGAACCTACTGGAAACTCTGTGCCATTTGGACTGAAAAACGTGAAGTTTTTAATTGTCATTTTTAACCTTTCTTGAAATTATTTTCGCTTTATCTAAAACTGGGTTATCAGTAATTGATAGCTCTAACAATCTAAATTTTCTACCACCATACGGATAACCTCCGATTGACACAAATTGTCCTACATCATACAAGAGAGTAGTTTCAATTCTAAGCGTAGTTTCGCTATTGTAGTATACTTTACCTTGCAAAAGTTCTAAGTGGTCTTTACGAAGTTCTCTGTATCCTCTAAAGCTACCTATTCTATATTTGTCGCCATAAGTAGCTACATACTCATATAACATTTGGTTTGTCTCCACTTTCTACAAAGATAAGTCTATCATTGAACTCTGTTTTAACTCTGTCGGCTATATACCCAGAATATAGTTTACCATCATACCATATATCTACTAAGTCATTAACATACAAAGGTAAAAGTTCATTTTGATTAAAGATTAATCTTGTGACGATTGTAGAGGGTGAAATTTCTGCTTTAATAGTAGACATGTCTGGAGGATTTCCGTGGTCATCTCTATCATAAAACAATGTTTTAGCCACCCTTACTTCTGGCAGGTCTGTACCGTCTCCGTGATAAGTGCTATAATCTATGATATCGCCGTTGTTTTTGGCTGTATACATTTTAGGAGGGTCTACGTAGTCATCTGCATTTGAACTTTTAACGAACACAACAGCAAAATTATAAGCTGAACGTTCTACTATTGTTTCCGTGTCCATTGACACATTTTGCTTGAAATCTATCCTTGTCGTGATTCTGTTTCTGTTCCAGTTTCTAGAAGCGAAGTTAATGAATAACAAGTTTCTAGGGTCTGTTTCAGATGAAGCATGTTGAATGGTTGTAGTTGGTTGAAATTGAACCTTGGAAAATATCCTTTTTGCTACGTCATGAGCTGATGAAGTTTCCGCTTTACGGTTAATTGTAGCCTTTCCAGCAAAGATAGTTGAATTAAAGAAATAACCATAACTCATTAAATTATTTTTATTAGGGTCAATTAGATAGTCAATGATAGCGGAGTTTGTCGTTTTAGTTATTGCATTCGGAACATCAAGACTTTCAATCATTGCCCGAAAATAGTTCTTTAACGTGACTTTGTTGCTTTCGTCTACGCTTGTTACAAGATAAACCACATCTAAGTTTAAGTTTCTTTTTTTACCTAGCGTCTCCTCAATTGGAACAACTTCAGGAAAAAGAATTTGAACAATATCCCCAACTTCTACCGAAACGGTCAATGTAGCCGATGAAGTATAAAGATAACCCGTTTCCCAAAATTCATAGTTAATAACTTGACATCTTGCCTTTGGTATTGGTAGACCTCTTTTTTCTTTTTTGCCATTAGGGAGATTAAAATCAGATATATTATAATAATTAGGGTTAAAGTTATCATAAATATTAGCTTCTAACATTAAACGAAGTCCGCCTTTCTCTTGATTTTAAACTCTGCCTTAGTTAAATTGATTAACTCCATTTGACCGTGTTTGATTATACGTGTTCTGTATCGTTCAAAGTCCATTACAGGGAATAAATTTAATGAAGTCGTTCCGTTCCAACCTTGATAGGTTTCGTCATTTACGTCTGTATTTATTAAAATATAATCCTGTGCCTGTTCCGTCTTAAATACAATTGCAGTATATTCATTTCCAATATCGTCTAAAAATCTAACCCCAGTAGGTGTTTTAGGAAGTTGCGGATATAATACCCCCATAAAACTAAATATTTCATCTTTTATATCCCAACGGCTTAAACGTTCTATATTTGTCTCTCCATAATAAGTGTATGCTTGATTTTCTATGTAGTCATAACCAAAATATTCGCTTATATCAGCAGTTGTGACTTCGTTAGCTGATGGCATCCAAGGAGTGGCGGTTGAGCCTTCTTCCCACTTATGACCAGCAGTCCATAAAACTGAATCTGTTCCAGAACCAGTTATTTCGTACCTAGACCAAATAGTATCACCAGTTTTTAAATTTAATGTATAATGATCTCTTAACCAATCAAAGTTATTTCCCATTAACACATTGTTATGCTCTGTCCATTTTGGCTTTCCATTAATGTCCCAAATATCGACGTATCTATATATATTTGCATTATTTCCTGAACTTTTAACATAAGCTGAGAAAGTATAAGCACCGTCTTTTGATGCTGTAAATGACTTGAAAATTCCATTAAATGGTTCGGTTTTTTTCTTAACAGTTAGACCTCTATAAGTTCCGTCATTTACCCACCCCCAAGGTCTTTGCCAATCTCCGCTAAAGTCTCTAGTACCGTCTAATAAATTCAAATTAGGTAGATTTAAAGAAGGACTTGCTTTCAGCCTATTATAGTTTTGTAAAGCTGTTTCGTTACCTTTATAACCGCCATAAATTTTAGACTTACCTTCGATAACTTTACCATTTTTAATCATGTCAAAAGTTAGATTTTCGTAAGTGTACCACTTTGTAACTATATCAAAAGTTATTTTTTCGCTAAAAGTTCCGTTCTTACCGTAGCCTTCTGTTTTAGTGACATCTGCTAAAGCTAAATCAGCATATACCTGAAAAATCTCTGTTTGATATTCAAGTGTAACGAATTTTTTGCTAAGAATATCGTTTATGAAGTCTTTCATTAATTGATAGTTTTCTTCTAAACTTTCGCCAAACGTTTCTAGTTTAAATTCTATTTGAGGTTGAGTAATTGAGCGTGTTCCCATTACTCCAATACCATTACTTTGCCAAATATTATTAGTTGATTGTAAACCTAAATTAGAGGGCTGATAAAATCTAACTTTTCCATTTGTAACGTCCCAAACTTTATCACCTGTTCCGTCTAAGTTGGTATGTATTTTGTACTGTCTTACCATTAAGCCCTCCCTAATTCAAATTCTCGTCTGATTGCTCGTGCTAAGTTAGAAACATCTTGACCAGCACCACCTTGCACGTTAAATGTGTTATACGTTCTATTGTCGCTTGATACGCTGTTCGTACTCAAACCGTAACCGCTAGAAGATAAATTAACATCTGTTAAGCCTACTACCATAGAGCCTTTGAACAGTCCACCTAGTTTTCCAGCAATACCATTAATAGCTCCTGATATATTGTTAATTGTATTTGTTACGCCACCTAGAACGCTATCTATCGTGCTACTGATTCCTCCGAATAGTCCGCTAAAGAAACTGCCAAGCCCACTGAATACTCCTGTTATTGCATTGTAAGCATTAGAAGCGAACCCACCAAAGGCGCTGAACACTCCACTAACTACACTCATTGCGCCATTAAATACTCCACTAAAGAAGCCAACGACTCCGCTGAACACACCTGAAATAGCTCCCCAAGCACTTGAAGCAAAGCTACCAAAGGCGCTGAACACTCCACTAACTACACTACGAACCGAATTGAATATGCCACTAAAGAAACCAGCTACTGCACTCCATATTGAGCGAACTACTCCCCAAGCACTAGAAGCAAAACTTCCAATAGCGCTGAAAGCACTCGATGCAACTCCACTAACAGCGTTGAATATTCCACCAAAGAACCCAGCTACTGCGTTCCATACGCCAACTAGTACATTCCAAGCTGAAACAGCAAAGTCGCCAATAGCCTTGAATACCGTAGAAACTATACCTTTAACCGCGTCAAATATTCCACCAAACCAAGCTGAGTAGCCTTGCCATGCGTTAACGACTAATTGATAAGCTCCACGAACAATAGCCAATATAAATTGAAATGCTAAATTAATTACTGAACCAATTAAGCCAAATATAGATTGATAAAAACTAATTAAAGGTTGAAAAGTTGTAATGAACCAGTTATAAGCATCTGTCACTAAAGAACTGATAGTTGTAAACGTAGTTGTAACGATATTTACTATTCCGTCCCATAATCCTGTGAAAAACTCTGTAACTCCATTCCATGCGTCTTGAATACCACCAGTAATAGTTGACCATAAGTTAGTAAAGAAGCCAATCATTCCATTCCATGCGTCCTGAATACCTTGTACAATTCCGCTGAACCAATCAACTAAGCCTTGCCAAATGCCTTTAGCTCCGTCAACTGCTCCGTTCCATATATCAGCGAACCATTGACCCATACCGCTAAAGAATGAAACTATACCGTCCCATGCACTCTTTAAGAAGTCTACAAAGTCACCCCATATCTTTTTGCCTGTTTTAGTTTGAGTAAAGAAGTAAACCAAACCAGCAACAATAGCTACGATCGCCATACCAAGAGCAACAAATGGGTTTATAGCCATTACAGCATTGAAAGCGAATTGTATACCTGTTCCAATTTTGACTATTTTATTATAAAGTTCAATCGCCTTAACAATTCCATTAATGACTTTTAAAGCTACGAATGCACCAGCAAGAACCACTAAAGTTCCTTTTAAAGCATCCATTGCTCTTTTACTTTCACTAATTTTTTTCAGAAAATCAGATATTTTTTTAGTAACTTCCGAAAATTTACCAGCAAATATAGCTATGCTCTTTGCTACGTTGTCTATACTTGTTTTATTTTTTGTTGTTTCTGTATTTATTCCAAGAAATGAATTTATGACGTTCCCTATAATAGAAACTATGGAATCAAATGCGCTTTTTATGTTATCCCAAGCCTCTAAAAATGCTAAAATGGTTCCATTTTCTTGAAGTTTTTGAAACAAGTCTTGAAAATACTTAATAACATTTGTTATAGTTTTACCAGCACTTTCGCCCCAGCCTGCCATTTTATCAATCAAAGCACTTATAATAGGAGTTAAAGCGTCAAGCGTAGGAAGCAAAGCAAGCGATAATGTTTCATTGAAACTATCCCAAGCGTCGCTTATAGTTGTTACAGCCCCACCACCTGCTTTACCAAGTTGTTGCATTGCTTTGTTTAGCATTTCAACAGATACTGCGCCATTTTCACTAGCTTCAGCAAATGAGCCATATTGTTTCAAAGCTGGGTTCATTTCCATAACGGTTGATTTAAGCGCTGAACCAAGAGCTGTGTTATTATCTGTTAGCTGATTGATGTTTTCAGCTGTGACTTTACCACTTGCTGACATCTGACCGTAAGCCTGAACTACACCTTTTAATTGTTCGCCAGTACCACCAAATGCTTGGTTAGCTTTTACTAATGCTTCCGTTTTACCAACTGCTGATTTAGCAGTATCGCCTAAACCAATGAACGTTGTTGAAAGTTTTAAAGTATCTTCGGTATTTGCATTTGTATCTTTAGCGAGATTCTGCATAGATTTGCTTACATAGTCAAAGTCTTGTCCATTGCCTTTGAACTTCATTGTATTTTGCAATGAAATCATGGCTTTTTGAGTATCCATTGCGTCAGATACCCAACCTTTTAAGCCATTACCGACAGCACTAACAGCACTTGAACCAATTTGCCTGAATACACCTACCGCAATCTCTCTAAGACCGCTAAAGCGTGACTTCATGTCCTCAATTCCGCTATTAACACCTTTAGTGTCCATTTTAGCGTCAATGTTCCAAGAGCCTGAACTAATAGCACTCTCGACTTGCTTTATTTCGCTCTCTAGCCTGTTAGCTTGTGTTTCTGCTGTGCCTAAGTCTCTGGTAAGTTGTAGCCATTTCTTTTGACCTTCTGGTGAGCTTTTGTCTACACTAGAAAGTTCTTGTTTTAATTTTGTTGCTTTGTCACGTGATAAGCCCAACTGCGTTTGTAAGTTCTTTTGCAATTGTGCCATTTTATCGGTACTTGTGGGGTCAAGTTTTAGAGCTTCACGTAAGTTTTTAGCTTCTCCTCTAAGTCCTGACATTGCGGTATTAACGCCTTTAAGTGAGTTCTCGAACTTTGTGGTATTACCGTATATCTCGACCTCAAACTGTGCATTACTTGCCATTACATACCCTTTCTTTTACGCCTTTTCTCTTTTTCTTTTTCCTCTTTCTTTTTCTCTGCAATAAGCTCAATTAATTTATAAACAAGTTCTAATTCCATTTCCATAAACTGTGTTATATCAATTTCGTTATTGCCTAAAATAGTCAAAAGTTCTAAGGTTTTATTTTCCTTTACAGTATCTTTCTTTTTCTTAATCAATGAACTAGAAGAAAAGAAGACCATTTCGTCTTCCGTTTCCTCTTTTTCTTGAATAAAAACAGTTTTACAGAAGATGTTAATTAACTCGTTAGTCGTAGGAAGCTCTGTTTTATCGTCTAAGGCGTTTTGCATTCCTCCGTTACAATCTACCCAAAGTATCAGTAACTTATCTGTAAAGCTCTCCATTTGCTCTGTAAAGTCATCAGGAATATATCCAGCGACAAAAGAATTTTGTAGGTCTGCAAAGTCTTTCAAATCTGTAATAAAGTCTGAACCAGTAAGTTCTAAGTATCTAATTGCATGTTTTAAAATCATTTACAGTCCTTTCAGCTCATTAAATTTCTTTCTGCCACAGTTCGACCAGTTCTTTAAGGCCTTTACCGTCAGTATCGAACTCAAAGCTAGTACGGAAGTCTGAAAAGTCGCTTTTAGCTTTTACAATGTTATCTTGAAAAAGAGCCAAGTATAAACCATATTGAACAAATTCCATTACATCTGTAATTTCTCCGTCTTCTTTTTTAAGCTCTGTGTCCATTGCCTTTTGTTGTTGGAAAAGGTCTTTCCCTGTAATCATTTTAAATTTACGTGCTGTACTCAATTGTTTTGCCATTTTATTTTATATTCCTTTACTTAACCTATTTTTTCCCATTTATATCTATCTGGGTTTGTACTTTGCTCGGTTGATTTATTATCAGTATATGATCCAATATAGCTTGGATAATCTTCGATTGTTGCTTCACTAAACGAAGGCATCCAAGGAGTGGCTGTTGATCCTTCTTCTATTTTCATTTCGGAATAATCAAAAGTTGTTGTATTATTATCCTTTTCAAGTCTTCTAAAGGCTATGTTAGCATTATCATCTGTTATAGTTGGAACTTTACCAGAAAATCTACTATATCCCTTTTGCCCAGCCTTAACGACATTACCACTAAGGACACCATCTGGAGTGTAAAGCTGAAGCCATACATCATTGTTCGATTTTGTTAAGTCTAAATAAGCCGACCCTGTAACGTTTTTGTCCGAAAGTTGTTTGGTATCCCAATAAACTATTCTGGCGTTATCATTTTCATAAATATTTGTAGTTTTGGTAGTTTTGGAAGTTTGGTCGACCAAGTTTAAGTTAGGGTAACTGGTCGTAAATCTATCTTTGCCGTCTGCGCTATACGCAAATGCTACGTGGTTAGCCCCGTCGGGCACATTAGGGTTTGTCTGTTACAGCGACACCCGCGGAAACATCTTTATAACCTTCTGCGGAGAAGTTAGCGATATAAACGTTAGGAGCAAGTTCATTGTTTGTCGCAACATTTCCTTTTACGTCTTTAATTACTGCTGTTACTTTTACGTCTTGCCCTTCAGAGTTTTTCAAAGTAGCTGGTAAAACAATTGTTCCGTCATTTTGACCTTTAGTTTTAGTTTGGGCGTTTGCAATAACCGGAGCTACTAATGTAACCCCACCAGCTAGAACTGTGTCAGGTTGCATGATGAACAGTCCGCTTTCCATTTTCTTGGCAAAGTCTTTAGCTTGTTCTCCCCAAATCTCATACTCAATAGCAGGAACTTTTTTATCGCCATTCAAATAAATATCTGATTCAGTCGCTTGTACTGGCACTGTCCATTGAATAGGGTCTACACCGTCTACTGAATCTGTTTCTGATTCTTTTGTAGCTTCTGCTGTTGGTCTCATATTTGGATAAACGACTACACGGTAACCGTCAATAAACTCTCCTGTAACTTTATCACGTTTGCGCCCTTTAATAAGATACTGAACGCATTTCGGTTTCCAATTACCAGTAGGAGACCAACCCAAGCCATTTGCTGTTCTTTGTTGACCTAAAATGTCTTCTTTAAGCGCTTGGTCTGTTTGAATGAATACCATTTCGCCTTGAAGTAAGGTAGCGCCTTTTTTCACTCCATGGTCTGGTACATCATCAGCTGGATAGCTGTTAGTTTCCGATTGGTCTTCCATTGAACCAACTGATACTAAACCAGTTACAATTTTATGGTTAGTGAACTCTGGTTTTCCGTTACTTCCCTGGGCCATCTCAGCTACGATTAGAGCTTCATTACCAAAGAAAATCTCACGTGAATTATAATCTAATTTCATTTTTTCCCTTTTCTATAATTTCATTGAATTGGCATAATTAGCGCCTTTTTTCAATGTTGTTTTAACGTCTTCTATACCTTTTTTTTCAACCAAGAAATACATACCATGATAACCACTAGTATAATTAGCTCTAGTCCCTGCGTTTACTACTACTTTATCGCCTTTTTTAACTTGCTTTAAGTTTCTTGACAATTCCCCAGTATTTTGATATCTGGCATAAGTATAGGTATGACCGTGACTTCTGATTAATCTAGTTCTTCGGCTTGCAGCATTTGCCTTAGCCTTAAACTCTGCTTCAAACCAATCGCCCATGCGTTCTGTTACTTTAGTTTGCATTTCTTTAGCTATGATTGATGCATTAAGTGAGTTCATTGCCATGCTTGACCACCTGCACCACAAGGCAAATAAACACTACCAGTATAATTGTACAAATGGCTATTCTCTGACCAGTTTGTCATATTCCAACCGTCTCGCAAAACATCTCCGACTAGTCCAACAAGTTTATCATCAACGTCTTTAACAGATAAAACAACTTGATAATAGTAACCCATGACAAAGCTCGTATTATCCATTTTAAGCACCTTTGAATCACTAAGCGATAAATATACCGTCTTGTCTACTATCGTGTCCTTAACGCCTAAAATAATGTCATTTAGAGGCATTGTAAGTAAATTGTTGTACCAATCCATATAAGAATCAAATTCATTCATATCCCGTTACTCACGACTCCTTCTAAAATCATCTTGTTATTTTTAGGGTTTCTTTCCCATGTTGTACGCTTGAAAGTGTCGCCTTTTTCGTCCAAGAAATAGTTGAAAATCAAGTCTTCCATTTCTCCGATTCCGTTAAGCTCGTATCTTATATTTTTACCTAGTCCAATCATAGAAAACTCATCAAGTCTTAACTGACTAATTCTCTGTTTAACTGCTGGTAAAACGATAGGCTTTATAACATTAGCTTCTGCACCGTTCTTCTTCTTAACAGTCGTTTCAACTTGCAATGTTACTTGTGAAAATATCATTAAATACCTCCATAATACATTAACTCTTGCAAAGAAGCCAAACGTTTCATTTCAGCATTTCGCCATTGTTCTGCTGGTTCATCAACAATATTAAGCCGACAATAACAAGAGATAAAGTTTTTCACTAATACACTTGTTTCGTCAGCTTTAATACCATTTTTTTCTAGCAATTTAATAGCTATTGAACGGAATAAGATAAGTTTACTATCATAAGCTGTTACTAAAATCGGAATACCACAATAGACTTTAATATAATCTATCATTTACTTCCTCCATTTTATTCTTATGAGACTGTAATTACTGCACCAGCGTTAAGAGTTTCAACGTGTCCGCTTGTTAGTGTTTCAACCAAAATCATGTTGCTATTAGTTTTCCATTCAAATGCGTCAACTTTAGTAAGGTCTTGCATGTCAATGTGATATTTTTGGTCTACTAATACAGTAGGTTTAACAGCCTTTGTACCTGTATAAACAATGATTTCATCTACTCCAACTTCTGAAGCAATTTCAGCGTCATCATTTTTAATACGAACGTTAGCGTTAGCAGTCGCTTGACGTAACTCATCTAACAAGGCTTTGCGGTCTTCCGCTTTAACAATCAAATAGCGACGTCCAGCAGTAGGACGAACAAAGTCAACCGCTTCTTCAATAGCGTCAGCAAATGGAGTTTTGCCAGCTGATTTGGCTTTTGTAGTAATTTTTTTGATTTTTTTGACGTCTTCTTCTTTTTCGATTGATTTAAAACCGTTTGTTCCGTCTCCCTCAACAAGAGCAAGGTCAACAATTTTGTTTACAATAGCTTGTGTAAGTTCTGCTACAATCAAGTTGTAAAGTTCAGAATATGACATTTGAAGTCGTTTAACACGTTCAGCAAGTGATTGCAATTTATAAACCATCACAGGTTCAAGAGTATCAATAGTGAGTGTTGCTGCCTGCTCTGTTTTTGTTTGTCCGTCTTTGTGGACTTGTGCTTCATTTGATGAATCAAAAGAGCGTGATACGAGCAAAGCGCCGACATTTGTAACACGGAAAACTGTGAATACTGGGTTAGTATTTAGCAAAGCTGTGTTGATTGATTCAACCAATTTACGCGGAAGTTGGAAAGTTGTATCTGTGATAGTTACACCATTTTCAGCAAGTTTTGCGTTCCAAGCGTTTTTAATTTCTGACTTTCCAGAGTTCTTTTTCAATACATCAAAAAAATCTGTTACAGCGTTTTGTGATTCAATAAAGTTTTTCATTTTAGCTTTTCCTTTTGGTTTTTCTTCCTGTGCGTTGAGTTCATTCTCAATTTTGATAATTTCAATTGAATTTTCTGAAAGTGTTTTTTCTAATTCTTGTACTTTTGGCAAGTCTTCAATTGCGTTTTTTACTTCAAAGCCACTAATTTGAGATTTTAAAGATACGTTATTTTCTTTAAGTTCTGCCAAGCGATTTTGTTTTTCGATTAAATCAGGTTTATTCATATTTCTTTTTAATATCCTCAATTTCTTTCAAAGCGTTACGGCTTTCAATAATTTTGTTGCGTTCTTCTGTGAGTTCTTCGCCTAGCGCGTTTTGAATAAATTTTGCGTTAGGGTCTGCTGGTACTGAAACAAGAGAAATCTCTTTAAACTGTGCTTTATTTACAACTAGAGCGTCATTATCATCAAAAGTATAATCTGTGATGTAATAGGCAATTGATAGTGAATCAAACGCGCCATTTTCCACAGCCTTATTAATGTTTGGTGCATTGTCATAAAGCGTAAAGTCAGTCAGGTATTTATTAGAAGCCAAATCATAGTAAACTTTTGCGTCCCCAATGACTTCACTTGATCCAGCTCCGTGTTCATATAGCAATGGATATCGTTCTCTAGCAAACTCAATACAGTTAGGAGTCAAGATAATACCATTAAGGTTCTCTACACCAACTTCTGATCCAATACCTCGGAACGACTTAGAACCGTCCTCGTTTTCAGTCACTTTAATTTCAGCACTATTGGTTATTAGTTTCATCTGTGCTTGTTACGTCCTTTCTACTGACTTGTAAGTCCCTTAGGCTTTCAACAGCAACTGCATTAAGGTTTGTGATATAAATATCTCCACCCTCGATTGGTTGCTCGCCCATTTTAACAAGAAGTTGATTCTGTGTAAAAATAGGAGCGTTAATATTTTCATGATACAAGTCAATTAATTCTTTCAAAGTTGCAAACTTGAATAGCTGGTTATCTACGATTATGCGTTCATAATATAAATTATCCTTATTTATTCGTCTGCGGCCTGTTGAAATCAGTTTATAAGTCAGTTCCTTTTCAAGTTGAATCAGTAAAGGAATGATAGTAGAGTTGTAAAAATAAATTTGTTGTTCTTGCGTAGCAGTACCAAGCAAAATATTTTCATTCATAAAGTAACCTGTCAAAAGTTCCGATTTAATAAGGTCAATTTCATCTTTATTTAAAACAGAATAATCTTTTTTAAGTTCTACAATTTCCGTCTTGTTATCAACTGGCGTCAAACCGTTGTAACTAGAACCTTCTTGCATGTTCTTTATTGTTGTTAAGGCTTTTTCTCGATACTCCTGTGTATTATCAATGTCAAGAAAGGCATTAATTTTCAACAAGCCACGCAATTTACCTTGTTCCAGCTTAGCTTGAATGCTGGCCAGAGCATTATCTAAAATACTTGTGTCTTCATTGATATAAAAAGGACTGACAAGCCTTACTAATTCTTCAGGTTTATATTCTTTTTCATCATTAGTAAGCAGTAAGTCTGCTAGGTCGCCCGTTTCACTGTCAAATACAGGGTACAGGTCAACATAGCGCGTGCATAGTAACTTTTTAATTACTTTCTGCCAAAACTCCATACTATTGTGTTCGCCCTTAGGGCTCCAATTGAGGACCTCATCTAAATCAGAACCTGCCTTACTAAACAAAGGATCAGAGCCAACATCAGATTTTTTATATTTTACATGATTAAATTCTACTTTTGTTATTTCATTAGCAATTTTATTGTGAATATTAGTCACAAAGGCACTTGTATATTCTACTGCTTCGTTTTGCCACGCTGTGACTCTTTGAGTATCATTGTTTAGTTTTCCACGCGAAAATGTTACCACTTTTCCGAATAAGTTCAATTTTTCCCCTTTCTACCATAAACTAACGCCTTTCCCTCGTTTATACTCGCCTGTTTTCTTGTTATGGCAAGACTTACAAAGGAGTTGTAGGTTATCAGGGTTCAGCGCTATTTTCCAGTCATCAAGATTTTCCCACGTTAGTTCTATAATATGGTCTACTTCGTATTTTTTAGCACCGAATGCACCACATCTTACGCAAGTCATTTCGTCACGTTGCCTAACATAATCACGGACTGCCAACCATTCTTTTTTATTGTACCAGCCACTCTCTCTTACTGTGTCAACGTTATACTTCATCTGACACCGCCATTTCTAAAGCCATTGTCAAAGCAACAGTAGGGTCAATTTTATCTTTTTCAAGTTTTTTAGTATACATATAGTCCCCGCTTTGTCCGATTTTAACAGCAGTATTATTTAAAGCCCATTGCATGACTTTTTGATTATGGATAAGTTTATTTTCCACTAACTTAGATTTTAATAGCCTGATATAGTCGTTCATTGAGAAACCTTGTCGAATTGCTCTTTGGTTATCTCCGTCTTTATCAAAAAAGTAACGCTCAATCAACCCTTTTAAAATCTCATATCGTGCTGGGTCATAACCGATTTTTCTAAGTCTGCACCCTGTTTTGGTTCTAAAGTCATTAATATATGGTATTAAGTCATTTACATTAATGTATTCCGTATCAAGTAAGATTAATTCGCCTCTGTCAACGAATTCAGTCCATAACTCTTGTTGTTCTGTGTCCAGTTGCTCATATTGCGACCGTACAGAGAAAGTAAGTGTATGACTGTAAGTTTTACCCTCTAACTCACAAACGAACGACACAGCGGTTAAATCGCCAATCAAGGATAGGTCAATTCCGACATAAGTTCTATTTTTATTAAATACAGATAAATTGAATTCTGTTAGTTTAGTATCTTGCGGAGTGAAGTAGTAAGCTGTGTCCTGCATAGGCAAGCCCATATTAAACGCTAAGAACTTATTCTGTAACGCTGGGTCTCCTTGCGCAAGTTCGTACTCTTCAATAACTCCTGACCACTTAGGGACGTTACCAATAAGCGGTAAAGCCATAGTCCAATTCTTTTTATCTTTTACCTGCTCATGGTTTTCCAGCATGTAAAGCAAGCCGAACGACCTATCATTGTAAAATTCTTCTTCTGATTTGAAGCGTTCAACAAGTTTATCATAAAGTCCGTCGCGTTTAAGTCCTCCTGAAGTGATGTAAATACTTTGCCAGTTGTCTTGTTTTTGACGTGAACCTTTATTGACTGATTCTGTTATATCTTCGCCATAGGTATGGACTTCATCAAATATATTAAGAGAACTATTACCACCTTGCGCCCTCAAAGTATCATTTGTTTGCTTTTTGAAAGTGGTTTTAAAAGAAGTAAATACTAGCCCTTGTTTTGTACTCTTGAAAATCTTGTTTTCATTGTACACTCTCAATGTATCGCTTGCTTCCGTTTGATTCCGAACTTGGTCAAATACGTGTCTAGCCTGTGTATTATCATATGCAATAATCAGACTTTCTCCGCCATATTGACCGCCTAAAATCATCCAGTTAAGCACGCGCGTTGCCATTAAACTTGACTTACCAGAACCACGTCCTAGATTAAGGAAAATTTCATTAATTAAATTAACTTGAACGCCTTTTTCATCAACCATATCATAGCCAAGCATTAACTCATACCACCAACGCTGTGGAGGTAGTAGCTCGATTTTCATCAGGTTACCAGTAGTCAAATAGAAGTTGCCTTGTATCCATTCAATAGCTTGTGTAACACGGTCATAGCGATAAATATACTTGTTGTGAATACGTATTTGCTTCTGAATAGTCTTGCGAATGTACTTATTAATAATAATGCCGTTTTCTTTGTTGTATTCCAACATTTTATTCAAATAATACATTTATTCAAACCCTTTCGGCACTTCAATTTTTGGCGTTTCATACTTACTTAGCTTATAGTCATCAAGTTCTTCAATCTTAGCTTTAAGGTCATTAGAGCTTGATTCTTCCTGTTGCAATCTCCGCCATTCAGTAGGGTTATAAAGTTCAGGATTTCCAGCCTTAGCAACCATCATCGCTACCAAGCTATCTTTATCCATCTCTTTTTCTTTAACCTTTACTTTTTCAACGTTTCCGTCAGCGTCATAGATTGTTTCTGTTTCCTTTAGCGTTCTGACTGTCAGTTTGCTCGCTAAGGCACTTTCAGCTAGTTCTAATAGATTTCCCCTAGCAATACCTTTAGCTTCGTCATACGCCTTTATATTGTCATCTCGCCACTTTCTAAAAGTTTTAGCCGAACAATGCAAACTGGTGTAGATTTCTTTGTCATTGCAACCTGATTCAATTTTATCAATGATTTGACTAAATAGCGGTTCTTCATACATCTTAGGTAAAATTGTGGGTCTGCCACCGTTTTGTTTTTGCATATTGTCCTTTCTTTTAAATGTGGTTATATCGTTTAAAGCCTATATTTTCGTCTCTAAGAGCAGCAATAACTTTTGCTTATAAGTTTACCCGCTTGGGTGACTCTGCTCTCACAAACCAAAATATTAGTATATATCCCTATAATTAAAATTTAGCAAAGATTTAGCGAGA